CGTCGCTTGTTCAGCGGCAAGACTTTGATTTAATTGATCGCGCACTGAGCGAAGTTGTGCAACTTGATCTGGTGACATATCCGCTGCACGCGTTTTCAAGTCTTCGTCAATACGCGTTATCTGATTCTGTATAGCGTTTACGCGCTGTTGTTCTTGCTGATAGATACGCATTCCTTCGGGCGTATTAATATCCATATAGCTTGCTTCAAGACCAACGACGCCGGGTTCAGTCATACCAGCAGCAGTAAGTCTTTGTGCAACGGTAGGCGTCGGCGCGCCTGGCGTAGCCGGTAGAGGCGCGCGTATCGCGGCGGCGGCTTCTTCAGGCTGTCCAGCTAATGACTGTAACAACCTATTGCCAGCAGTTTCTTCGGGTCTAAATATCGGCCCCAGTATAGGCTCCGCTAAACGATTAATACCGCGCGCGGCCATAGCCGTAGGCAATTTAGGCGCGGCAATTTCAGCAGCGCGTAACATAGACGGCGCTAAAGATATGTCAGTCGCAAAACGTCCTGGCGTCGTAATCGCTGTGCGATATGCTTGCTCTGGCGAGCCATAAGCCTGCATGTAATCTTGAATAACATTTGCTGGCAATGCGCGTAGTTGTTGCTGAGCTGCAACATCGCCCATCGCGGCCTGTCCAGCCATTATTGGCAAACCGATAGCGGCTTGACCTGCCTCTATTAAAGGCTCAAAAGGTTTGCCTTCCATAACTGGTTTGGCATATTGACGTGCCGCTAACGCCGCGCCGCCACCTATTAAGGTGCCAACATCAAGGAGACCCGATAGAGCTTCAGACGCAGGGCCGTATTGTTCAGTAAGCCCTGGCATGGCAGGTGCCTCTTTTGATTTAAAAATAGATTTTTCTTCGGGGACGCCGCCGTATTCTGAAACAATATCGGCATACGCGTTTGCAGAAACGCCGCCATATTGTTTGATAATGTCTGAATAATCAGCCATTAACGGCCCCCTCTTGCGGCAATAGCCGCCCGAACTTTGTCCGCCACATTAGCAGGAAATCTATGTGGCCCCTGACCAGGAATGTCTATGACAACCATGTCTTCACCCCCAGCCCGCCCCCGCGTTGTTGGGGTTCCGGCAGTTCCACGCTGCGTCGCTATTCCCTGAAGACGCGCCATTTGTGGCGCGGTTTTATAAGGAACGCCCGCAGTATTTGCCATAAGACGGATAGCTTCATCAAATTTAGCTAACCTATCGCCGATTGGAACCGCAGTATTTTCAAGACCTCCAAGCCCTTCCATAACAACTTTGCGGTCTTCGTCAGTAAAGCTCTTACCCCCTAAGCTACCAACTTTAGCGAGAAGTGAATTTATCTGAGACGAGCTAAGTCCAGCTTCAGCGCGCGTTCCCGCAGTAGAAACGCCTAACGCTCGCGCTAAACCATATAAAATTTGCGTGGGGCGTCCGCCGCCGGCTGATTCTAATAATGTTCCAGGACGAGTGTTGCCTGTCTCAGGATCATACTCAATAGCATTAAGGAACTTAAGCGCTGATTTTTGATCTGCCGCTTCCTCAGTTCCTATTGCTGCTGGGCGATAAGATTGAAGCGGCTCGCGAAGACCTTCTACTTTTTGCATACTACCGCTACCGCCAGCCCACTTAATAAGATCGCCAGCGGTCTTGACTTTATTGAAAACTTCAGGGTTGGACTTGATCGCTTTAGGCGACAGCAGATCTGTTACCGGCGTGTCAGGCGACGCTGACAATACGTCAATAGCGCCGTCAGGGCCTGCGAAATGAGCTAGATAAGTATTGCTCTTGCTAGGCTCAAAGCCAGCGTCTCTAAGCCGCTGCTGATTATTAGTCGTAAATGTCTGCAACATTGACTGCTCAACAGGCGCGCCGTTGACGGAAGCGCCGCGTTGCGCAAGGATCTGTTGCGGCGTCATGCGGCGCGCTTGATCGGGAAATGTTTTTCTGTAGGTGTCAATAAACGTGCCGTCCGTAAACTGACCAGGGCCTTGCGCTGATGAAAGAGGATTCTTACCCGTGCCTTCGCGTTGTCCGATGTAATTCATCGTAGACATATTTTGGAATTCTTCAGGCGACACAACTTTTGCGCCATACTTAGACTTGTAGCCAACAATCGTCTCGTTCGGGCCTTTAATAGGATCAAACTCTTCCGTTGACATCTCAGAACCAGGCACAACTTCAGCAGGGCCAGTAGGCCCAGCACGCAACAGACGCGTCTGACCACCAATCGTCTGCTGAAGAAGCTGCGGCTTCATGTCAGCGGCTTGCAGCGGGATCATCCTAACCTGTTCAGGGTCATACTCAGGATTCAACACCGAGGCGGCTGGCGGAAACGCGGTAGTAACTTCCTTATACCAAGCCTTGTAGTTATCCGGCGTTAGGCGAGGTGACATGCCAACCAGAAGATCATACTTCTTTGACGCCATCTCAAATTCTTTTGACTGCTGTTCAGCCTGCAATTTAGCCGCTTCACGCAGATCTTTATTAGCCGTATAGCCAGCCGATAACTCAGCGAGTTGCATCTGCTGCGCAAGCCGCTGCTGCTGAAGCGCGTTCTGTTGAAGCGCCTGCCCCTGCGCATAAGCGCCAAGAAGATTGACGTTAGGAGTCTGAAACTCAGGAAGCGGCGAATATTGAACAGCCATAACTTACGCCTTATCGGTGCGGAGAATACATGGACATATTATACGACGATGGGAACGCGCTACCAAATGTCCTAGCAGCTAACCCGCCAAGACCTGCGCCTGTGCCGCCACCTGCGTATAGCGCCGCAAGTTGCGCGCCTTGTCCAAGCGCTGAAGCTAAAAGGTTAGTTGGGGCCATCGCCTGTTGTGCCTGTATGTTGCCGATGTTGGCATAGCCTTGACCAAGCGCCTGACCAAGACCGCCTTGGATGTTTGACAACTGATTGCCGAGCGTCATAGCGTTGCCAGAAAGCTGATTACCGACGCCAAGCGCGGCTTGCGAGAGATTAGTGCCTGTGCCTGTGTAAATATTCGACAACTGATTAGCCGCGCCGGACTGAAGGTTAGCTAAGTTAGTGCCTGTGCCACTGTAAAGACTAGCGAGGTTCTGACCGCCAGTTCCGTAAATATTAGCGAGGTTAGTTCCTTGCGTGCCATAAATGTTCGCAAGATTCTGACCTGTCGTGCCGTAAATATCCGACAACGCACCGCCTGTCTGACCGTAAACGTCAGAAAGCTGACCACCAGTCTGACCATAAATTGTCGCAAGATTACCCGCGCCAGTCCCGTAAAGGTTAGCAAGGTTCTGACCTGTTTGGCCTTGCAACCCAGCCCGTCCCGCTGCCGTCTGACCATACAACTGCGCCAGATTACCTGCGCCAGTTCCGTAGAGATTGGCTAAATTAGCGCCTGTTGTTGCGTTAACACCCGCCTGTCCAGCCGCTGTTTGACCTTGCAGATTAGCAAGATTACCAGCGGTTCCCGTATAAACCTGCCCCATATTAGCGCCGGTCTGACCTGCAAGACCTGAAGCAACTCCCGCCGCCGACAAACCACCTTGTGACAACCCTTGAAGCCCTTGCGTCACAGCCTGACGATTAGCCATAAAACGGCTGTAAGCGTTCTGATATTCTTGGCTAGCTGCCTCTTGACCATAGCGCGTGCCAGCTTTTAACGCGGCCCCAGACCCGCGTAGCCCGCCCGCGCCTTGCGCCGCCTGCATGGCCTTCAAGCCTTCAGCCGTGCGGAACGCATAGCCTGGATCCATCTGGAGCTGAGCCAGCTCTGGATTTGTAGTGTATTCGCCGCCCTGACCATAAAGCGCCGCGAGACGATTTACCGCCCCCGCTCCGGCTTCCATATAAGGTTGCTGAAAACCAACGCCGCGCGTGTAATAATCTTGAAGGTTCTGAAGCGCGCCAGCCTGTCCGGCTTGAAGCGAGGCAGTGCCCTGCTCTAAGCCCCGTGCATAATCTGCAAGAGCCGCATCGCGCGATTGCTGAAGCGAGCCCGCTCCACGCGCCATACCTTGTTCAATAGCGCCTGTGCCTTGCGTCATGCCCCGTTCATAGTCAGCAAGACCGGCAGCAAGCGACCGCTCAAGCGCTCCTGCGCCCTGCGTCATGCCTGTTTGAATAGCGCCTGCGCCGCGTGTCATCCCCTCGCGGAGTGCTGCCGCACGCCGAACTTCAGACTGACGAAGGGCCGCTTCGCGTTGTCTCTGCGCCTGTTGTATTGCCTGCGCGCTTTGACCAGTGCTGCGATCTATGGCTTGGCGAGCTGCTAACTGATTTTGCTGAAGCGCTTGTTCGGCTAGTGTGCGGCCTTCAAGAAGCGCGCGCGAGCCACCCTCTATCGCCTGCTGTTGTTGAGCCGCAACGGCTTTTTCTTGGCCCTCTTTTAAAGCTGCCGCGCTTTGAGCTTTAGCTTTTTCTTGATCTTCGCGCGCTCTTGCTTCAGCGGCGCGTGCTGCGTCCGCCTGCTGTTGAGCAGCAATGGCCTGGATTAGCATGGCCTGTTGCGTGGCCTGTTGCTGCGCGCGGGAGGCGGAACCAAAACCCATGTCAGATCTCTCTTGTTAACATTCCATCCGGCTGGCGGCGGAAACCTAATCTCTCTAATATACCATACATGAACTCATGGCCTTCAGCGACACTTGTAACGCGCATGTCCGACAATATTTCTTTTAGCACACCTTTTGTCGCCCATCGCCGCCGCCAGTGCGGTAAGACAGATACATGCGTTTCGCCGTCTTTCTTATATACCGCACCTATTGGTTCTAAGTCTCTATATAAAACAGCCACTTTCCAATCGCGAGTAATTTCTAAGTATTCTTCATACGCCACTGGCTCCGGCCAGTGTGTTGCAATATAGCCTATAGCCAAAGCTAAATTGCGGTCGTCTACAATTCTAGTCGTCATTCATATAACACGTTAATCGAACCAGCATCAAAGTTAGCCGTGCCGGATACGGTAGTGATGGAAAGCTGCGTCATAAGATTACCAAGCGTAACTCGACCGCCGCCGGTCATAACAGCAGTCGCTCCGGCCTTGAAGGTATGATCTTGGCAATAAAAATAGTTGGCCGGATCAAGAGCAAATATAGTTAGCGAGCCCGATACTGTGTCCGCTGCCGCTGTAGAGTTTATAATAAACCCAGCCGTTGATGTGTCCACAGTCGTGCTGCCGCTGGCAATACGCGCGCCTGTGCCGATGTAGCCGGTGCTTACAATACCGCCAGAAGTGCCAATCTTAACAAGCAACGGCGATGTGCTATTGGTTGAAACACCTACAAACATAACCGTAATACGCCGCGCCCATGTTGGGATACCAGTAAACGAAATCGACGTGCCGGTGGTTGTATCTTGCGTGGTTAGGCTTGCAATTCGCAGATAATCGCCTGCGATGGCGTTATCTTTAAGCACTACGCCATCAATCGTGACGCCAGCAGCCGCAGTATATTCAGAGATCGTGTTTGTGCTAATCGTTCCGTCAACGGCTAATTTGGTAGCCGGAACCGTCGTGCCGATACCGACTGCGCCGGTATTTGTAACGACAAAAGGCGTCACGTCGGGATCAGTATCATCTTGCACAACAAGCGCGTTGCCCGTGCCGAGCTGCGTAATCTTCAGCGCCGGAGCAATTGAGTTCGTCGAGATCGTGACGTTGCCGGACAGAACCGGCGACACAGAGGTCAGCGGAGCCGTGACGTAGTCAACCGTCCAGATCTCTACGTCATTAGCATCGGTCAAACGAAACTTATAAGATAGCTCGCCAAGCCAGATATTAGCCTCGCCGCGCGAGTCTAAAATGACAGGGTTTTCATTAGGCGTGAGGCCGGTATAGTCCGTATACGACACTTGCGGCGTTGTCGTGCCAGCGGCGTAAGTATAGACTTTACCGCCGACAAGCGGCGTGCCGTCAGATCTTAGAAACTGCGCTTTTGGGGTTGGGGTAACAACAGCCATTTAACCACCTACACAACTGGTTACGGTCAGAATGACCGAAGGAATTACCGGAACTGGACTAGATGCAGCTATATACGGAATCGAGACGTTTGTGCTATTTGCCGAATAAATCAGTTCAAAATAATCACCGGCTTGGAGATTTAACACGAAATTCCATGCAGCGACAGCCCGCGTGTTATTTCCACCAGCTAAAGTCAGATTGGTAGCAGAATCATCAACATTTACACCATTAATCCTGGGCCAAATATAGACTTGTTTAATGCCGCCACCTGTTTCCTGTAACTGCGCTGAAAACTGGAAATTATACGTCGCTGTATTGTCTACATAGACTCGCGATGTAATTGTGTGGTCGATATAAACGCCATACACAAGTTCAGATCCATCGGCGCGTAGATAGGTCTTGTCAAAGGTAATTGCGTAAGCCGTATTAATGACCGCAGGCGAGAACGTCGTCGTGCTATAAAACGACCCGTAGCGCCGCCCTGCCTCGACCGCGATATAAGTATTATAAAACCAGCGATACCATTCACGGGTGACAAAGTTTGTCAGCTTATCCCATATCGGAACGCGCGCGGCGGGGACAAGCGTGTTATTAGGAAGATTAGGCATTGGTCGGGCTCAGTAAGAGTTCCGCGCCCATAATTGCTATCTTGACAGGATCGGTGCCAGATACTTCGTAAACTCTATCGCGGATCTGTAAGGTCATACCCAACCGACGCCAGATCGTGCGATAGCCAAACTGACCAATACGGCCCATAGACTTCCAGTGTTCATTTGACCAAGTATGACCGCCATCGTCCGACCATCGCAACATGACTTGCGGCACAATGCCAGGGGCGGGAAGATTGAGCGACGACACAAGGAAATTGCCGTCTTCCGTAATGAGGTTTTGCAAGTTTTCCGTAATCAGATATGTGGTGCCCAACAGGCCGTAGTCGTTACTGTTAAGACCGACGCCCGTCTCACAATCAAGCTGAAGACTATGTTGCGTTGTGCGCTTTAAATTATTTTCGCCGGTCGGAAGCGCGCGCCATGACCGCAGCCATTTTTGCGTCGTGCCTGCTTCTGTATAAACCGTCGGATCATAGGCAAAGATAAACCCGCTAACGTAATCGCCTATGACGATTTCGTTGTTAAAGTTCATTTGGCAGTTGCCGCGATGGCGGGTAAATAAGTTGTTTTCCCATCCCGCACGTTCATGCCATAATTTTGTAGCGACATCGTAAACCCACGTCGTATTAGCCGTGGGGAAGTTAAGCACATAGAAGCTATGGCCGTCTTGCTGATAGGTATAAGCCACAGCATCAGCTAAAGTGTTGTATTGCTGAATCTGCCATTCAACAGCGTGCGTTGATACGCGCTCGCCGGAGTAGCCTTCTGAGCGGTAGACGACGCCGTTACCGCGTGCGTCGCGGCCTAACCAGAACAGGCCGTTGTCGAGCTTGGCGACTGAGTAAGCGGCAAGACAGCCGATTTCGTTAAATGCGCCTTGTATACGCGCCAGAGGAAAGTCAGGTGTGCCCGCGTTATACCATACTTCGACGGTGTTAACGCCAAACAGCCAGATTTCGCGGTGATCAACGATCAGCGTAACGAGATTGTCCGGCGATCCTTCAGCACTGGCAAACGCGAGCGAATCAATTGATTGACCGTTATAAGATTCCGTAACCCAAAAGCGTTGGCTATTAGGCTCATTAAAGACAAAGTAACCGTCGATAAACCCGACGCCAACCGCGCCATAAAAGTCAGGGTCGGTGATCTGTGCAAGAAAAGGCGTAAAGGCCAGTATAACGCCAGTGGCCGTAGCCGTAGCAGCGGCAGAAATAGTGAAAGTTGTGCCATTTGGGTCAATAGTCGCAACGGTAGCGCCTGCCGGTATACCCGCGCCCGACACTGGCTGACCGACCCATATTGCGCCGGTAAATGCTGTTGTAACCGTCGTGCTTGTATTGGTCGTATTGCACGTCAGCGTAATGTCAGTATTGTTGTAGATGTAACCATTTGCGTTAGCGGCGATAAACATCTGTATGCCGTTGTCAACCATGTTGACCGGCTGCGTCGTCGAGTTATCTGTGCCAAGGATCTGGCCGCGATCAATAAAAGTCCAATCGCTGTTTATTTGATACAGTCGGCTTCCAGCTACGGCATACCCGTAATCGCCATACTGCCAGAGCCCTCGCACTGGCCCTGTCGGGAGCTGCAATAGCGCGCGCAGCCCTGGCGAGCGCTGGAGCCACGCGGCCTCTTTGCCGCCCTCCGGCACGACTTCAGGAAATAGATTAACCATGCGGCTGTCCGCCGCATTAGGACTACGCAGAACATAAGACGAGCCAAGTATAGGCGTCTTCATTAGTAGTTTCCGGCGTAGATGTTATAGCGTTGGCGCGTGCCGACGATGCTGTAAGGCAAAGCCATAATGTCGTCAGGATTATTGATGCGCTTCAGATTGCGCTTGCTATACATGGCGATGCGCTGCACTTGGGCGGAAGGCTCAACGCCAAACTCAGGAGCCATTTCGCAAGCAAGATTATAGCGAAACGCGCGGAGATATCCGGGCGGGAAAGTTAGCTGCGTCGCTAATAATGCCGGTCTTGTTAACTCTTGAACCGAAATAAAATGCCATTCCAGCAACCGCAACGGCACGGGATAAATAACCATGCTAATATTCGGGAAAGTCATATTGGCAAATATGACTTGCGGATAGGTAGACGTTACGGTCTTAACCGCGATACCGTCGTATTGCTGTTGGTTAATGAACTTAATGCCATAGGATACATTCGTCTGCGGATCGCGAAAGTAAGTCGCGTCATCCAGCAATACGGGGCGATTACCGACGAAATCACCGGTCGGGCCTAATGTGCGGCTAAGTTGGCCCGACGGCCAGTTAAAAATTTGATCTTGCGTTGAGAAGACAGATAGACGCTCAGTGTTCCAACTGTCTATCATCTGGTTCAGAGCGCTCAAGGCGTCTTGCGATGTCTCCGCTGAAGGCGTTTCGCCTTCTGCTAGGACGCCCAATAGTCTCAACGCTCCGTTGATCTGATCGCCCGCTGTCGTCATTAGGATCAAACCTCTCCCAGCCGTTCTCTACGTCGGCTTCCGCTTCCATTTCCAGCGTAGCGATCTTAACGCCATGCACGTCGTGGCGCAAATAGATAAGAGCCATTGATTGACTTTCTATGAAAATACAGCGGCCCGTAGGCCGCTGGATGGGTTAGGTGAGAACTGGAAATTCCCATTTACCCGCTACTGACGTAAACAACTTACCCGCGCCTGTAGCGTTGGTAGTGGTTGCCAGCGAGCCCGCAGGGGCAGTCGTGGTGGTCGTTCCAGCCGTAATAGCAGTAGTCAGAAAATACAAACCAGCCGTTGCGTTAGCAACAACAGGGCCTGTAGTAGCCGTTGACGTGAACGTGCCGGATACAGTTGCAGTCGTAAGCGTGCTTCCGCTGATCGTCGCGCCCGTAATGGTTGTGCCACTTACGAGTTCGGGATCAGAGAAAGCGACACCAACCGCTTGAGTGTTAGGCATTTTTATTCTCCTAAAGAGAAGGGGCGGCTTTTGAAGCCGCCGCCTATATTACGATACGCGGTAAAGCGTCCATGTGCCAGAGCCGGTCTTGCGAGCGACAAGAACAGCGCCCGTCGTGACAGGGATGGTCATGGTCAG